GCAAAAGTGGTAAAAAGCGTGATTAAAACGTGTAATTGCACTAAAAGAAAGGATTATTTAAATAAGGTTGTTCCTTACAAAAACACGAAAAAATGAAAACCGAAAAAGTAAGCATAAAGGAAGTAATACCGAACGAGTCAAATCCCAGAATTATCAAGGATGACAAATTCAAAAAATTAGTTCAATCAATCAAAGATTTTCCGCAAATGTTGGAAATAAGACCGATTGTAGTTGATGAAAATAACATCATTTTAGGCGGAAATATGCGTTTTAAAGCGTGTATTGAAGCTGGATTAAAGGAAGTGTTTATAATCAAAGCAAACGATCTTACAGAGGAACAAAAACACGAATTTATAGTTAAAGACAATGTAGGGTTTGGAGAATGGGACTGGGATATTTTAGCAAATGAATGGGACGCGGAAAAATTAGAGGATTGGGGATTGGATGTGTGGAGAATAAACACAGAATTAGAAGGATTAGGGGAGGCTGAAGATATATTAACGAATAATAATACGTATAAAGACACAGACGGCTTTGCAATGGACTATCTTAATGGAGATATGAAAAAATTTGAAATTTATGTAGAGCAGAAAGATTTTAAATCTGTAATAGATAAACTTAAAATAATGAAAGACGAGCAAGGATTTAAAAATAATAGTGAAGCGGTCGTTGCATTGATACTAAATCAAAAATAATGGACATATTACACGTTACAAAATCAGAGCAAGATTTGAGCAATTTATTGAAAACAACTCCTAAAAAAAGTGATTGTGAAAGGATAATTAAAAATGACACCATCATTTATGAAGATGGTAAAATCATTATAATTTATAAAACTATTCCAATTAAGGATATAAATAGATTAAAAAAAATAGTTACTGGCGTAAAATACTCTAAAAGTGCAAGAAGTAACGGAACTCCAACACAGTCCGCTATTTTCGGATCTTTACCAAGAGTTCCAAACAGAAATAATTATTGTAGGCTCACAGCTGATACAAAAAACCAAAGAAAACACGCTCAAGATATTTTAAGTTTTAGCCAAATTATAGATGGTATTTATAAAGATTTATTACCAGAACAACACGAACTAAATTTAAATATCGTTAGAGAAAATGTTGATAAGAGTTATTTGATAAATGGAACTCCATTCACTACTATTAATTTTAATGTAAATCACGCAATAAAATATCATAAAGACTCTGGCAATTTTAAAAAAGTTTTTAGTAATGTTTTGATTATAAAAGAAAATGTAATTGGAGGTCATTTAATTTGTCCAGAATATAACATTGGATTTGAACAAGGGGACGGAGCTTTAATTTTATTTGACGGACAGTCAATAATTCATGGCGTCACTCCTATAAAATTAATCGATAGTGACGGTTTTAGAAGTTCATGCGTGTTTTATAGCTTAGCCACAATGAAAAATTGTTACCCTTATGAACAAGAATTAGAAAGAATAAAAAATATTAGAAACGATATTGAATCAAGATGGAGGAGCGATCCGAATAAATTAACTGGATATATTAAACACATGAAAAATAAAAAAGATGAATAAAACAATATACATTCCAAAAAACACAAAAACCACTGGCAAATTTGCAGTTAGAGCAAATTCTTCTGATGTAAAAAGCGTTGATGAAACATGGGTAAAAAAAGCGTATCAAAAACCAAAATTGCCATTCATATTAAACAAGGGCGAAAAATGGTTAGACTTAGGCGCTAATATAGGAGCCTTTACTTGTTATGCAGCAATAAAAGGATGTTTAGTAAGGGCATACGAGCCACAATCCGATAATTGTGAAATGATTAAAATAAATGCTGATTTAAATAAAGTATCTGATAAAATAGAAGTTATAAAAGCTGCGATAGTCCCACTAAGCCAAGATGGTAAATTATTGAATTTTTATGAATCGACAAATCCAGCTTCATTTAGACGGCATACCCTTTACGGCAATTATTTGAATAGTAGCAAAAAGAAAAACGTAGAAATTACAACAGTCAATGCGATAGGGTTCAATACATTGATTAAGGACGGATTTAATTGCATTAAAATGAATATCGAAGGAGCCGAAATTCCAATTATAAATGAATTGACAAATAATTTAGGCATAAAAAAAATGGTTTTTGAATATTCTTTTGATATGGATAATAAAATTAGTACTTATGTTGATGTAATAGAAAAACTAAGAACAATGTTTAAATTAGTGAAATCTTCGAGAACTATTCCGTTACATTTAGAAACATATCCTTTTTACCCTCCTAATACATATATATTTTGCAGCAATGAAGATATAAATATATAAATTGAAAACAACGAGAATACAACAATAATATGGCAAATAAAGATATTGAGCCACGTTGGGAAAAAGGCGAGAGCGGAAACCCCAACGGCAGACCCAAAGGAAGTAAAAACCGCAGTACAATAGCCCGTAAATGGTTAGAGGTAAATCAATCCCTTAAAAACCCATTGACTGGTGAGAATGAAACAATGAGTCAAGAGGACTTGATGACCTTAGCATTGATAAAAAAGGCGAGGGATGGAGACACGAACGCATACAAAGCCCTAATGGACTCAGGTTATGGCGCCCCCGTTCAACAAATAGAACAAACGAACACCGAAATAGACCTATCCAACCTCACTACGGATGAATTAAAGGACTTATTAAACGAAGATGAATGAGAGGAAAGCACACGCAAAAGACTTGCTCAAAAGGGAATTATCAAGACGAGAGTTATGGCAGTTTTGCTGTTATTATGATCCTATTTTCTTTCATAACAGACCTTTTCTCAAAGAAATAGCTGACGCATTCCAAGAGATTGAGCAAAAAACAATCAAAAGTTTATCCGTTTCAATGCCACCTAGAGCAGGAAAATCTTATATTACGTCATTATTTTGCGCATGGACCATTGGGCGTAACCCTGACAAGTCAGTAATGAGGAACACTTGCACAGCAACACTCTTCCTTAAATTCAGTTATGACGTTCGAGCAATCGTAAAATCGGACAAATACCGTAAAGTATTCAACAATGTTACCCTTTCAGATAACAAATCTAATCTTCAAGGCTGGAACACGAATACTAGTAAACAAGTCGGTTATTTTGGAGCTGGGGTTGGCGGAACTATTATAGGATTTGGAGCGTCAAACGTTGCAATAACGGATGACCTTTACAGAGGTATTGAAGACGCATTATCCGACACAGTAAACGACAGGATAAACCAATGGAAAGAATCAACGCATGACAGTAGATTCGAGAGCGGTTGCGCAAGGATTGACATAGGTACACGCTGGAGCCTTAACGATGTAATCGGGCGCAATATGGACTCAAAGATATACGACAAATCAATCATTGTAAGTGCAATGAATGAACAAGGGCAATCGTTTTGCGAGGATGTATTGACAACGGCTGAATATATTGAAAAGAAAAAACGAACAGCTCCTGAGATTTGGGAGGCTGAATATCAACAACAGCCCGTTGATATGAAAGGGCGTCTATTCAATGAGTTGAATTTTGTGTCAAAAGACGAATTTGCAGAAATAAACAAGGCAAATCCTATTGAGGGGTGCATAGGTTACGTTGACGTTTCAGACCAGGGGACAGATTACACATCTGTTGCGATTTGCGCTGTAATTAAAAAACAGTTGTTTATAGTTGATTATCTTATGACTAGAGATAATACCGATATAACAATACCGCAAACGGCTGCATTATTAGACAAGTGGCGTGTAACTTATTGCCGGGTTGAGAGCAATTCAATGGGTGCAATGTTTTCACGTCAACTCCAAACACAGACAAAAACACGAATACTTCAGGTCCATAACACGCAAAATAAAATCACTAGAATTATAATGAGCAGCGCACACGTCATGAATTCAATGATTTTTGTACGCAATGGGGACAATCAAAGCGAGTTATTTATACAAAATGTGTTGAGTTTTAGTAAGGAGGGAAAGAATAAAAATGATGACGCACCAGATTGTTTGGCGGGATTAAGTATTTTTGTGCAATCAATGTTTAAAAATTTATCGTAACTTTGCTTAAATTCTAATCAAAACAGAATGGAAATTAATTTTTGGGATTCTTTTTTTGGCGTCAATTCAGGACAACAAAACAGATTTATAAATCAATTTAACCGCCTTAGACCGATACAAAATCAGGTTTGGGGGGTTAAGAATGCAATATGGATTGACACAAATAACGCATGGGAATGGTTTTTATCTATTCCTGAGTTCAGAGCTGTAATTGATAAGAGAGCGTCAATGATGAGTTCAAATATTCCAAAATTATATGATAGTAATGACGTTGAAATAACAAATCATTGGTTTTTAGACATGGTAAAAAGACCAAATCCCGTACAAAGTTGGTCCGATGTAGTTTATTCTTTGTCAGTTAATGACGCTTTATACTCAAATGCGTTCGGTTATTGCCCATTGAGAGCGTTCAACCAGCGTAATTTGTTTGTTCCGTTGCCTAGTAATAAGATTCAAATCATGACAAGTGGAAAAACGCTCAAGCAAATGGACGTAAGCGGGTTGATTGACGGGTATAAATTCGAATACGATGACAATAAAATCGAAACGTTACCTATTGAAGATGTTATCTATTTGACTACAACGGATGGAATGAGTATCGTAAAGCCGACCAGCAGAATAGATGCACTCAAATATCCACTCAGTAATATCAAAGCGTCATATCATAAGCGAAATGTACTACTAGAAAACATCGGAGCAATAGGTATATTGTCCGCTCAAAACTCGGATATTGGAGGGGCAATTCCAATGACACCTGAAGAGAAAAGAGAGATTCAGCGTGATTGGTTTAACCGCTCAAAAGACGAAGTTATCATAACAGAAAGTCAGGTTAACTGGCAATCCATGAGTTATCCTACGAGAGATTTGATGTTATTCGAGGAATTAACAGCCGACAAAATGGCTATCATTGACGCATACGGAATGAATGCTAATCTATTTTCAAGTGATAAAGGTAGTACATTCAGCAACGTTAAAGATTCAATTAGGATGGTTTACACCGATACAATTATCCCTGAGACACAACAGATGTACGATTCAATTTGTCACCAATTGGGAATGGATAAAGAGGGTATTCGTATAGAGGCGTGTTTTGATCATTTACCAGTATTACAAGCGGATGAATTAGCAGAATATCAGGCATTGACCGAGAAAGTTACAGCATATAATTTGCTTTTAAATGACGGAGTTATCACTAAGGAACAATTCGCAGCCGAATTTGGCTATGAATTAGAGCCTATTGACAAAGCCCAAGCGCAACAAAACGGGTTAATTCAGGCGCAAACAGAATTGAGAGGAACAGTCGGAGGGTTAAATGGTATAATTTCGCTCAATACAGCTGTTGCAACGGGACAAATGACGAATGAAATCGCAGTAAATACCTTGGTTAATTACTACGGTTATGACCGTATAGTTGCTGAATCAATGATAACCGCAACACCTGAAAATCCACAAACACCGCAAACGTTTTAATTATGAAATCAAACACATACCAAACAAAGGGAGCAGCCGAAATAAAGGATATAAGCTCAGACAAAAGACAAGTGGCTGTTTACCTAGCAAAGTTCGACAATATCGACTCAGATAACGACATGATTAAAAAGGGAGCGTTCACAAAGTCTATTCAGGAGAGAGGTCCCGACAGCCCGTCAAACAGAAAAATAGCATTTTTAAGGTGGCACGATTGGGAAAAGCCTATTGGTAAATTCCTGACATTAGAGGAAGATGATTTTGGACTATTTGCAGTTAGTCAATTAGGGACAAGTCAACTGGGTGAGGATGCGTTTAGAGATTATACGGATGGAATAATACGCGAACATTCAATCGGATTCCAATACATACAAGATAAAATGAAATTCATTGAGGATATGGATAATCCAAGCAAGGGTTATTTCATGATTAGTGAGTTGAAATTATATGAGGGGAGCGCGGTTACATTTGGGGCCAATAGTGAAACGAATGTAATTGACGTAATGAAGTCGGAAGATAAGGTCGAAAAGGCGGTAAAAATATCAAACGAAATAGATATATTAATCAAAGGACTTGCAAACGGTAAAGGATCAGATGAGCGTCTATTTGAAATGGAAATGAAATTAAAATATTTGAACAGTCAAATGTTAATACTCGCAAAAAGTGAGCCGTTC